GACTGGTGGAGTTGCTGGTTAATTTTAGCTGGCAGGGGTGCAGGCAAGTCGCGAGCGGCGGCTGAAACACTTGCATGGTGGGCATGGGAGCAACCCAACACACGATGGCTGGTGTCAGCCCCCACGTCGGGTGACCTCAAAGGGGTTTGCTTTGAAGGTGACTCAGGGCTTATCAAAATCATTCCACCAGTCCTGATTGAGAAGTACAACTCCAGCCTGCATGAGATCCACCTGATCAATGGGAGCTTCATCAAGGGTATCCCTGCTTCGGAGCCAGAGCGCTTCAGGGGGCCACAGTTCCACGGTGGCTGGCTGGACGAGCTAGCGGCATGGGAGTACCTGCGTGAGTCGTGGGACATGATCCAGTTCGGCATACGATTAGGACAGAGGACTAAGCTCATATGCTCCACGACTCCGAAGCCTAAAGAGGTGGTGATGGAGTTAATCGACCGTGAGGGTGATGACGTGGTGATCACCCGCGCCAGCACGTACAGCAACATGAAGAATCTGGCACCATCGTTTCAAAAGCAGATCTTGCAATACGAAGGTACAAACTTAGGTCGGCAAGAGATCCACGCTGAGATCATTGACCCTGAAGAGGGCGGCATCGTCAAGAGGGAATGGTTCAAGCTATGGCCTGACGGCAAGCCCTATCCCAAGTTCGAGTACATCATCCAGAGCTACGACTGTGGTTACAAAGACGGCGAAGCAAATGATCCCACTGGGTGCATCACACTGGGTGCGTTCAAGCCACTGGATGGCGGCATGTGCGTGATGGTGATCGACTGCTGGCAAGAGAAGCTGACATACCCAGATCTGCGCCCCAAGATCATTGATGAGTACGAGTCGGTGTACGGTGAAGGTAAAGAGAAGAAGCGGGTTGACCTACTGCTGGTGGAGGACAAAGCCGCAGGCATTAGCTTGATCCAAGACTTGCAACGTGCGCACCTGCCCGTGATTGGATATAACCCCGGCAGAGCCGATAAGACCCAGCGTCTAAGCATTGTGGCTAACATCATTCGTGCAGGGCGTGTGTGGGTGCCTGAGAGCGGCAAGCGCAAGGGATTCGTGAGGGACTGGGCTGAAGGCATGGTCAGCCAGATCTGCTCATTCCCTGAAACGGCGCATGACGAGTTCGTTGACTGCATCTCACAAGGATTACGGTACATGCGTGACGGTGGCTGGATCAGCATCGACGCCCCACCACGCGACGACTACGACGAGGACGACATCTATGATGCCGACGAGTACAACGCACGAGCAAGCGCTAAGGTGAACCCATATGCCGTCTAAGTGGAACTTACTCCACTCAACAAAGTGGAACTTACTCCACCTGACACCAAACTTACAACACATAAGTTGTGGACGTGACATGATGGTGAAGGCATAATACGTGGCACTCATGAAGGACATTCCATGATCCCAAGCAAGCCCCCTATGGGCATCAATGTAGCGAGCGATACCAAGGCAGGGCTGAGGTACGCTGACATGATCGTCGATGGGCATAAGACCCTTGAGTCACGCAACAGCGACACACTGCGCCCCTACGTTGGTAAGCGCGTGGCGATTGTCCGCACTGGTGAAGGCAAGGCTAAGGCTATTGGTGAAGTGACAGTGGGTGAACCCAAGGTGGTCAACCAGAGGCAGTTCCGTGCGATGGAAGACGAGCACAAAGTCCCAAAGGGATCACGGTTTGACATCAACACACCGACTAAGCATTTGTACCCCATGCATGACCCTGTTCGGTATGAAGAAGAGCGCGACGTCGGTCACGGCATCGTGTCGCGTCAGGTGATACATAAAGCAAGAGGTGGAACAGTGGAACCTACAGTAAGTCAAATGCGCCAAGCACTGGCAAAGGGTGGCAAGGTCGAGGTACGCCCCACTGTCAAAGATGAAAACTTGATGCGCAAGATCCCCCAGATGGAAGCGGCGGCTAAGAAGGTCGAAGAGGGCAAGATGAGCCACGAGGCATACGACAAGGTGGTTGCCAAGCACAAGCCTGTCAAGCCGTATGAGTTCGTTCCACAGCCTGCGTCAGATGAGGATGCTGACCGTGCATTGATGGAGAACAAGAAACCTCATTGGCGCGGTCATGAGCAGTGGCCTGCTGGTCGCAAGGTCGGTTTGCGTTTGGACATCCCCGCATACGAGAACCACGGCGTGTGGGTTAACTCAATCCATGACGAAGAGGGTAAGGGCGAAGACAAACGCAACACATCCTATGGTTCTGTGTCGTCGGTAAAGAACGCCACGTTTGATGCTGGCCCAACCAAGGCAATTAAGGTTGCCACTGGTGAGCAGAACAAGTCACCGTTTGCACGTATCAAAGGTGAGCTACACCACATGAGCGAAGACGAGGCGGTCGCGCACATGCAAAAGAACCTGAACCACAAAGACTATGTTCAGGTAGGCATGGATCCTAGGCGTCATGGCTACTTCTACGACCGCAAGACAATGAAGCCTGTGACGCACTCCAAGCACGTTGTGCAGATTGGCCCACTGGTGTTAGCGCATAAGCCAACATATGGTGAGCGTGATTCTTATGCCAAAGGTGGCGTGATCCACAAAGCCGAAGGTGGCAAGGTGGAGCCGACTCAAGAGCAGATGCGTGAGGCTTTGAGACAGAAGATGCGCAACGGTATGTATTCCCCGTTGGAGCGAATGGCGGTTGACATTCCACGCAACAAGGGTACTGGCGCTGAGTTCATGGCGGAGATCAGCAAGCGCCCCGGTTTCAAGCCTGAGGAGGTCGCTGATCGCAAGATCCCGATCCCTGAGGGGAAGATGACTAAGTTGGAGTTTTTGAAGCACTTGCGCCAGCATTCAAACCCACCGCTCAAAGAGCACATGTTGCAAGACTTGGGTAACACCAGCCAAGCGCGTAATGATCGAGCAAACGATTACTACAGTGAAGACTACATTCATTTGCCTTATGACTCACAGCATGATGTTAAAGAATGGGTTAACCAGAACAACGCTAAGTACAGCCAGTATCAGATTCCCGGCGGTGAGAACTACCGCGAGATGCTTCTAAAGCTCCCAGCGTTGAGTAACGAAGACTCAAATGCAATCAGTTACTTACAAACGGAAAAGCGCCGCACTGATCCTACTGAATGGGCGCAGAGCGAAGATGGTAAGAGACTTGATGCTCTTATGGAGAAGGCAAAGAAATTTGATACACCATATGTTTCTGGTCACTGGGCGCAACACCCCAATACGCTAGCGCACGTCCGTCTAAGCGACCGTGAAGGCCCGAACGGTGAGAAGCTCTTACACATGGAAGAGTTGCAGTCCGACTGGCACCAACAAGGTCGTCAGCGCGGATACCAAAAAAGCGACGACGAGATGCAACTTGAGCGCCAGCGCGTGAAGGATGAGCATGAAGCTCGCATCAAGTCTGAGAGTAAACGTTTGAGTGATGAGTACAAAGCCATCAAAGAACAGATGCGTAGCATGACTGATCCCAACTCTCCTGATTCTGCGTTGTTGCAGGGGAGAGAAATTGAGACTCTCAGGAAGCTAACGGCATTGTCTGACGTTGAACCACCACCAGAGCCAAAGAACACTGGGTTACCCAATGCCCCATTCAAGAAGTCATGGCACGAATTGAGCATGAAGCATGTCCTACACCACGCCGCAAAGAATGGGTACGACGGTGTGGTGATGACGCCCGGAATTGACCAAGCAAGGCGTTGGGGTGACGAAGGTCTAAAGGTTCACTACGACAAAAAGATTCCTGAGTTTCTGAATAAGTTTGGCAAACCGTTTGGCGTCCAGATGCAACCGCATGCTCACCGCATTCAGGGTTCAAAAGAAGACTACGGCAACGCTTCTGAAAGATTAGGTCTGGCTGGCGTCCCAATGAGTCAATTGACTCCTGATCAAAACAAAAGAATTGCCAATGAAGCAGACTACCATCTGCATCATTTCCCCATCAATGATCAGATGCGCACAAGCATTCTGAAAGAAGGAATGCCACAATACATGCGTGGTGGTGTTGTCCATAAAGCCGAAGGAGGCGCTGTGTTACCTATAGAACTAATCAAAGCCCAGATGATGAACAGATTCAAAGGTCTG